AGACAACTAAGAAGAAGATACTTAGATATTTATGCCAAAAGGTTTAAGTCAGCCTTTGGATAATAGTTTAAAAAGATAGAATATAATCCAATGAACCTAACCGCATTGAATATGATTTCAAATAGAAATCGTGGAGAGAGATATATTGACTTTGACCAGATGGAGTTCACGCCAGAGATTGCATCTTCTCTAGACATTTACGCAGACGAGATGACAACCTACTCGTCTTTAACTCCAATGCTTCATATTAAGTGCCCGAATGATGAAATCAAATACGTTTTGCATTCTTTGTATTATGACATTATGAATGTTGAACATAACCTCTTTGGTTGGGCAAGAACTATGTGTAAGTATGGAGACTTGTTTGTATATCTAGATATCGACGATAACAAAGGTATTCAAAACTGCATTGGGCTCCCGCCTCAAGAAATTGAAAGACTAGAGGGAGAAGACCCAACAAATCCAAATTACATTCAGTTTCAATGGAACAACGCTGGTTTGACTTTGGAAAACTGGCAAATAGCCCACTTTCGCGTTCTTGGAAACGATAAGCATGCTCCCTATGGAACATCTGTTTTAGAACCCGCGAGACGCATCTGGAGACAACTTACGCTTCTAGAGGATGCAATGATGGCTTATCGAATTACAAGATCACCAGAGCGACGTGTATTCAAGATTGACGTTGGTGGCATTGCACCGCAAGATGTTGAGCAATACATGCAAAAAGTAATGACACAAATGAAACGACACCAAGTTGTAGACCCAAATACAGGTCGTGTTGACTTGCGCTACAACCCATTATCAATTGAAGAAGATTATTTCATCCCTATTCGTGGTGGACAAAGCTCTACAGATATTGTAAACTTAACAGGTGGTCAGTTTACTGGTCAAGTGGAAGACGTTAAATACTTAAGAGACAAACTGTTTTCAGCTCTAAAGGTACCTCAGTCATACCTCTCTATGGGTGATGGTGGAGCAACTGAGGATAAAACAACTCTTGCTCAAAAAGATATTCGCTTTGCAAGAACAATTCAAAGACTCCAAAGAGTTCTTATTGCAGAACTTGAGAAAGTGGGAATTATTCACTTGTATACTTTGGGCTACAGAGGAGATGATCTTCTTGGCTTTAAGCTAGCTCTCAACAACCCATCTAAAATTGCAGAGATGCAAGAACTTGAATATTGGAAAACTAAGTTTGATATTGCAGGTGCTGCTACAGAAGGCTTCTTCTCTCGTCGTTGGATATCTGAAAACCTACTCGGACTATCACATGAAGAATACATTAGAATGCAGCGTGAAATGTTTACCGATAAGAAATTTATGGCTTCTTTGGAGTCAGCTGGTCAGGCATCAGAAGCAGGCGCCGACGGTGCAGGTGGTGGACTTGGAGACCTCGGAGGAGGTGGAGGAGCAGACTTAGGAGGTGACCTAGGTGACCTTGGCGGTGGTGGTGGTGGTGAACCAGCGACGAGCGGAGACAGCGGAGGAGACGCTAAAGACGAAGGTGACTTGCTAGCAGAACCACCAGCAAAAAGAAAAGATGATGCAAAGCCCACAAAAAGAGGCCCTTATAAAAGACATCAAATATCCTATGATAAGGGTGGAAGAAGAAAGAACTATTCCAACATTGCAACTGGTGGTGAAGTTCGCGGCTTTACAGCAAGAACTTTGTTCCCAGGCATGAAAGGTAATGGAGGCCTCGATTCTCTCGCAAAGAACATGATGGAGAGTAGCGTTTTAGAAGAAGAAAAACTATTTAACACTAGTAACAATGTTAAAAAACTAATAGAAGAACTTAATAAAAAAGGAGAGAAAGATGAAGCATAATAAGAAAAGAAATACCGCTTTTCTTTATGAGTGTCTTATTAGAGAACTCACTAAAGCAATCGTCAGAGAACAAAAAGAAAAACAAGAAGAAATAAAAGATATACTTCGAAACTTCTTTTCAAAAGGTAAGCCTTTGAAGCAAGAGCTAGAGCTTTACTTTTCTTTGTTGGAAACTAAAAAAGTAGACAAAGATTTCTCCACCAGACTTATGACAGAAGTAAAAAAAGATTTCGATGAGCTTGATAGACAAACAGTGTTTAATGAACAAACAAAACTTATTAACACAATCAATAAAGCTTTGGGACAAAAAACATTTGGAAACTTTGTACCTAACTACAAAGACTTGGCAACAATTGGAATGTTCTTTCAGGATTCAAAGCTCCCTGCTAAAAGTAGAATTATTTTAGAGCAAAAACTAGTAAATTTTTTTACCGGTTTAGAGGACATCCGGGAAGAAATGAAGTTAGTTGATTTTTTGGAGTTTAAAATGTTCGTTAAGAGATTTAACGAAACGTACGATAACTCTCTTTTGCAAGAGCAAAAAGAGCTTTTAAGCAATTACATTACATCATTCTCGGACAATGGCTTAGGGCTTAAATACTATTTAAATAAAGAGATAGGAAGGCTAAAAGAGTCTGTAGTTTTAGAAATAAACAAAGCAGATAGTATTTCATTTAGGGGAAAGATGGAACAGGTTTTAAACAAACTTGAAGAGTACTCCAGAAAACCTTTGAACAATGATATTGTGGAAGAAGTATTTTTTATTCAAAACCTTTTAGCGGAGGTAAAGAAAAGTGGCAATTAACGTAAATATAACCAAGAGTGCACCAGAAGAGACTCCAGTTGAAGAACCAAAGAACGTAACTGTCAATGTCAAAAAGACCGCTGTAACATTAACGGTTCCCTCTGGTATAAAGATTGACACTACTCTACAACTTTATTCAAGTCTGAATGGGGACTTAATGATAATGGATCACAGGGATATAGATATCGTTATCAGTCAAGAGGACAACAAAATCACTTGCTTTCCAAAAGAGATGACATCTGATATGACTTATGGTGCATCATCGCGATTGTTTGACTTTTTAAGAAAAAGAGGAATAATTGAGTTCGACTCAGTACAAGGTGGAAATGTCTATGGCTCCTTCGAGGCAAAAATGCAAACCAGCGAACAAAATGCAGATATAGCCCTCATGTGTATCTCAGGTTGGATGAAAGAAGAAGCTCCGTATATGGATAACCTTGAAGACTTCGATGAAGACTTCGAGAAACACATGTTAAACCCAGATGGAGAATACTCTACTGAGCTTGGCGAAGTTCCTCACGACTCAGATAAAGGTTCAATTAAGCAAAGAAACTTATTTGCACCTTATCTTTATGGTCGATATACGTACGAATGAGGTAGAGTTGGAAACATTACACTTTGTCCTTGTCTCGTATGGCATGACTTTTATTGTGGTCTACGGAAAGATATTTGAAGATATTAGACCAAAGAAAGACTATACAAAGAAATGGAATACGCTATGGAATTGTCCGTTGTGTATGGGCTTCTGGGTTGGAGCCTTTATTTCGTGTCTTTCTCCGTACACTGAACTATTTACTTACGAGCGTTCATTCGTGAATGCCTTCTTGCTTGGCTGCTTGTCGGCAGGAACATCTTATTTAATTTCGGTCTTAGTTGACGATTACGGACTAAGACTATCATCGAG